GCTGGGCGACAACCCGCGCAAGCACCCGTCGGACGCTGTGGTCAAGCCCAACGCGGACGGCGTGGACCTGGGCGAAGCGGTGCGGCTCAAGTTCAACGAGGTGTCCGACCGCATTGCGGTGAAGGTGCACATCGACGAGAAGGGGCAGGTGACTTCGCTATGAGCCTCGTGAAACGCATGGGCGTCCTGGACCACGGGTTCGTCATCCTTCGCAACATTGCAGGTCCGACGCGTCGCGACGAGATCTGTACCGTGGTGGACAAACCCGGTGGACGCGTCATGGTGCGCCACTTCGACGCTGACGACGTGGACCCCGCGCAAGCTGCGAGGCTGTCGTTCGAGCAGATGGACAGCGTTCGCACCTACGAACAGGACATGAAGCTCAACGAGTACCTGCTCGTCAACGAGCACACCAGTCCATTCGAGATGGTGCAGGTCTGGATCGAGGTCAAGGTGCCGATCTTCGTGGACCGCCAGCTGGTGCGGCACCGCACCTGGCGACGCAACGAGTCGAGCGGCCGGTACATCGTACTCCCCGGTGAATGGTACGTTCCGAGCGTGGTGGGCGGCAAGGCCCCGAACAAGAAGCAAGGGCAAGCCGACAACCTGCCCGACGAAGTGCAGCAGCTCTTCAAGGACTCGCTGGACGTAGCGTGCCGCAACGATTACGACCGATATCTCCAGTTCCTGGAGATGGGTGTCGCGCCCGAACATGCTCGCATGTTCCTGCACCTCAACCACTATGTCCACTGGCTGGGCAATGTGGACCTTCACAACCTCTTCCACTTCCTGCGCCTGCGCGCTCACTCGCATGCGCAGATCGAAGCCCGCGCCTACGCGAACGCGATCGTGGAGCTGCTGCACCCGTATCTGCCCGGGCTGATGGGGTTGTTCGACAAGCACTGCCGGAGACCCGAATGAGCAAGCGACTCCCATTCCGAGGCCCCCGTGTCATGCACGGTATGGGCAAGCTACTGAGCCAAGCGCGCAACCTGGGAAGCACGAACGCCGCTGTGCAAGCTGCGGCGGACCATGCTGAAGCCATGCGTGACCTCGGCGTGCTGTTGCAGCGGTGCCAAGCTGCTGAGCTGCGGGTGACGCGGGTGCAGCAGGTGATCGACGCGTTCACCGGCCAGCTTCAACAGCTACCGGAAGAACACCCGGTCCGCACATCGGCAGAGCAGATGCTCGCTACCTTCAGGAGCGCGATCAAGTGAAGCCGATGCTCGCAGAGGACTACGACGAGTCCAAGCTGGTGTTCCCGCTGCTCGCACAGCCCAAGATCGACGGCGTGCGCGGCATCAACCTGACCGGAACGCTCACCGGGCGCTCGCTCAAGCAATTCGGGAACCGCTATACGACCAGCTTCTTCTCGCACAGCGCCTTCATTGGCCTTGACGGTGAACTGGCGGCGGGACACGAGTGCGACCCGGCGCTGTGTCGAATGACCACATCCGCGCTCGGCACGCACGAAGGCGAGCCGTTCGTGCTGTGGTGGCTGTTCGACTACGTCACCGCCGAGACGAGTCGCTTGCCGTACGTCGACCGGTACGAGCGCCTTCACGCACGGGTGCACGAACTGCTCACGTCCGACCGTTCGCCCTGCAGAGCGCGAGCTGGCAGACTTCGCGTCGTCAAGAGTGTGCTGGTGCACGACCTGGACGCGCTGAACAGCATCGACGCCCACTGGCTCGACGAAGGGTACGAAGGGACCATCATTCGCAACCCGAACACCGGATACAAGTACGGCAGGAGCACCGTGAGAGAGGGTGGGCTGCTGCGGATCAAGCGCTTCGTTGAAGAGGAAGCTGTGGTCAACAGCATCACCGAGGGGCAATCCAACGGCAACGAGGCGAAGGTTAATGCCCTGGGCCACACCGAGCGCAGCACGCATCAGGCGAACATGGTGCCGAACGGCATGGTCGGCTCGCTTGAGTGCACCGACGTCAAGACGGGCAAGCCCATCACCGTCGCAGCAGGTACCATGCCGCATGACGACCGCATTCGCTACTTCAAGAACCCGGGGCTGCTCCTGGGGCAAGTCATCAAGTACAAGACGTTCCCGAAGGGGGTGAAGGACAAGCCGCGTTTCCCGACGTTCCAATCCATTCGCATGAAGGAAGACCAATGAACCTCAAAGGCGGCCCCTATGCGGGGCAGAAGCACACAGGGCTGAACACCCTGTCCACTCTCGAGTTCCATGCCAGCGGGCAGTGCGGGCGGTACAGCGCGGACGGCACGTGGACGCCAGCTGCACTGCAAGGCCCGGAGCTGGCGCGCTCGCTGGGGTACCGCGTGGAAGAGCCCACTGTCCTCAACGGCGGTGATCGAACAACCACGGGGGCGATCGGGCAGCCATGAAAGAGCAATACGGCGAACCGATCCGGTTCCACAAGAAGTCGCTCGAGCTGATCGTCAAGTGCGACGTCATCGTCAACGAGTACGTCAAGCAAGGGTTCCGCCTGACGATCCGCCAGCTGTATTACCAGCTCGTGGCCCGGGGGCATGTCGAGAACACCGTGCAGAGCTACGCCAACGTCCAAGCGCTGATGACGAACGCGCGGCTCGCGGGGTTGATCGACTGGGACGCAATCGAGGACAGGACGCGCGGGTTCATCGAGCGCTCGCACTGGTCCAGCGGCAAGCAAATCCTCTACGGCGCCGCGCGCGGGTACCATGAGGATCTGTGGGAGGACCAGGAGACGCGGGTGTTCGTCGTTGTCGAGAAGGAAGCGCTGGCGGGCGTGCTCGAACGTGTCTGCCATGAATACGACCTGCCGCTGCTGCCTGCACGGGGCTATCCGAGCGCGTCCACGTTGCGAGAATTCGCCAAGGAGCGCATAATGGGGGCAACACGGCAAATCGTTGTTCTCCACCTCGGCGACCACGATCCCAGCGGCATCGATATGACGCGGGACCTGATCGACCGGCTCAACACCTTCACACGTGACACGATCGAAATCGACCTTCAACGCATTGCGCTCACCATGGCGCAGATCGAAGAAGTCAAGCCCCCTGCGAACCCTGCCAAGCAGACGGACGCGCGGTTCGAATCGTACCGCGCGCTCTACGGTGACGAGTCTTGGGAGCTGGACGCCCTGTCGCCCACGTACCTGCACAAGCTGGTCGAGGACAACGTGACGCCGCATATCGACTTCGCGCAATGGGAAGCCACGCGCGAGCGCATCGAGCGGGTCCGCACCCGTATCCAGCAACTGGCAGACGACTTCAAGGACGAGTGATGGGCATCCTACAAAGTGTGACAAGCGGGGCAACCCGCAGCGGCATCCGCATGGTGATCGCGGCGCAGGAAAAGATGGGCAAGACGACGCTGTGCGCCAACGCGCCCAAACCCCTGCTCGTGCCTCTGGAGGTTGGCTTCGCTGGTGTGAACTGCGCGAAGACCCCGATGCTGCAATCGTACGAGGACGTGACCACACTGGTCGGCGAGCTCACGCAGGCCGCGCAGCGTGGTCAGCTGCCGTTCCAGACCGTGGTGTTCGACAGTGCGACAGCGCTCGAGCGGCATATCCACGACTACGTTCTGAGGCTCGACCCGACGTACTCGAACAACAAGAAGACCGTCACCATGGAGTCCGCTCACGGCGGGTACGGGAAGGCCTACAACATGGCGAACGTGATGTTCGAGGGGCTGCTGAAGCAACTCGACCTCCTCGCTGTGTACGGGGGCCTGAACATCCTGCTCACGTGCCATGTGTTCAGCAGCAAGGTCAGCGACCCGACTGTCGGTGAATACGACTCCTGGGACTTGCTGCTGCACAGCCCGAAGAACCAGAAGACCTACGGCAAGCGCGAACTGATCACGCAGTGGGCCGACATCATCGGGTTCCTGTACGAACCGGTCTTCCTGATGACGAGCGACAAGAACACCATGACGCGCGGGGTATCCGCCAACAAGGGGCGCGTCCTTGCATTGAGCAGAACACCATCATACACAGCGGGGAACCGCTTCGGTATAGTGGGCGAACTGCCTATCCCCGCCCCACCGGCGAACGGGTGGAACAGCTTTGCGGAGGCGCTGTACAAGACCTCCGGGATCGACGTCTATACGCGGTAACGCGGGCACCGCATCTAACGCCCCATCGTAGGAGCTTTCATATGTCTCTTCTGAATTTCGATGCATCGCGCGTGGCACCCGCCACCGGCGAACTCGAACCGATCCCCGCCGCCTGGTACGATGTGGCGATGGACGCGTCCGAGATGAAGCCGACCAAGGACGCCGCGACGACCGGCAATGCCTACCTGGAATGCCGCTTCAACGTGATCTCCGGCCAGTACGCCGGCCGCAAGCTG